CCCTGTGTAACAAAATGACGTTTTAATCTAAGTGGTTGTTTACCACCTAAATCTAATTTTGAAGCAAAATCATAATGACCACCAGTAATATCAACAGCACCTAAAAAGTCAAAGTCAGCAATAGCATCAAAGTCTGTAACTCCATCTAATAGATCAAGCGATCCAAGGACAAGTCCATTTACATCATCACTGAAAAAGCAGTCAACTTTATCTCCAGCAAAAGGTGTTGCATCAGTATCTTCTCTATCTGCCAATACAAGTAATTTAGGTACAGGATCAGGAGTTGTTACAACAACAGAAGTCTCTCCAGAACTTAATCTGCCACCATCATCTCTAAATTTAAGGATATATTCTCCATCTACTGCTGGCACTAATGTTTCAGATACGTTCCCTGGTAAAGCAGGGATAATATCAACAGAATTAGTAAATGTACCCGTTCCATCTGTAAGGTTACTATGCCTAACAACTACGTTTCCACCGTGCGTTACATCAATATCTGTAGCTTTGTCAAAACGTAATCTTATAAACTGATCTGATACTGGTTCGACAAGTAATCCTGTAACATCCTGTGGAAGTGCTGTTTTACCAACAGCTTCAAAAGTTAAATTACTTGAACTGGCTGATATTACATTTTGAACATTATAAGAAAATACTTGAATCGTATAAGTTCCTTTTCTGCTATTTACTATTTCAAAATCAGGTCTTGCTACTCTTTCACTTATAAAGTTGTCATTACCAAATCTATAATTAACTTGATATTCAGTAACACCAACTATCGGTTGCCAACTAATAATAATTTTTGATACAGCCTGATTATTAATAGGAAATATTCTTTCAACAGCACTGACATTAGAAGGAGGTTCTGCTGGCTCGTTTAATTTAGAAACAACCCTAGCTGGTAATGCTTCTCCATCTTCAATAAATGCGTACTTACCTTCGACATAAGATAACGCTGTGATTGCATAATTTATTCCATCTTGCTCTTCTACTGTTATTACTCTAAATAATTGAGATTGAGTAGTAACATTAGATATAAGAAAAGGTGTATTTGCATTTGGAACGGAAGTAAAAGTAGACTGAGTAGTCTGAGTTCCATCGGTATTATTCTTTACGACACTATTTACAGTAATAGTTGCTCCTGATACAGCAGAAATATCTCCTACTTCCATGGTTCCATCAGGCATAATAATAGATATTTTTGCATCTCCAACGGGATTACCGCTTGCATCTACAGCAAGATCGGTTGCAGCAGTATCATCAACAGTAACAACAGTTGTAGAAGCAGCACTTTTTAATCTTCCACCTCTTCTTACTCCTGCCCTTACTGGATCTTGTATTTCAATAATTGCACCAGGTCTTACAACCGCACCAGATTCAATAGAAGTTGCAAATGCAACAACTTCTGACTCATTTTCTTCAGCAAATAATATTGCTTTACCTAGTCTTTTTGCTTGACCTCTTGAAGTACAGGCAAATGCTTTCACTTGTTTTATGACAGTACCTAACTTTGCTCTTCTTGCTACATCTGTTGCACTATCACTATCTCCAACCACTTCAAAATCAACTTCTTGGCTGTCCATGTTGAAATAAGACACGGATATAACACTATGTCTTGTTTTTAAACTGCTACCAGAATATGAAAAACCTTCTTCAGTAACATTAGATAAATTAAATAAATAACTTGGATCTGTAGGTTTATCTTGTGTAATTGTTATCGAACCAGCAGACCATATCGGCATACATCTCATTACACCTGACAAATCATTTATTAGTTGAAATGCTTCTTTTGGACTTTGTATATTTACATTGCAACTAAATCTGGCTTCTTGTCCTCCCTGTCCGTCATCTACAAGTGTATTAGCAAATTTACTAGCATTTACAAAACTGAAAAGATCAAGAGAACTATCTGTTATATGATCTCCAAAACCATATCTGCTTGTAGTTAAAATATCAAGCAAAACCATAGCAGGACATGAACACCATGTAGCTGCTCCCATAACTCCATTAAAAATATATCCATCTGGATAGACTATTCTACCTGTTGTACTGTCCACAGTTGGTGTACCAGATCCCGATGCACCTGCTCCTGGGATTCTTACTTTTATTCCTCTAATTCTAAATTTTCTATCAGGAATCGAACTGAACTGCATCGAATCCAAACGTAATGCAGTGTAAGCACTATTGTTATAGTTACGAGATTCTTCAATTATTTCGCCAAAACTTGTCCACTGAAAAGTATCTTGTAAATTAGTCTCTGTAGCATCATCTGTAACTCTGCTTACTCTAATATCTACTGGAAATGCACCTGTAAGTTCTATACCATAATCTCTTTGGTACGCATCTCCACTTCTACCTTTTATTGTGTCAGTTATCACAGTAGTAAAACCACCAGAGTTATATTGAACAGCTATTGATAAAGTAACTTCACTACCAAGTAAATCTCCATCATCAGTTGCTTTTTGTAGTTGAGGAAAAGTAACAGATACCCTTACTTTATCAACATTTGTATTCGTAATCTGTCTAGTTACAGGAATAGCTTTTGTTACTGTTACACCAACATTTGTTGTAGATACACTGCTATCTATATTTGGGATGGCAGTTTGACTATCAGTACCGAATCTAGGATTAAAAGTTACATTTTGAAAATTTCTATCTACATCTTGAATATCAGTAGAATCTGCTGAAGCTCTTATAACAGGAGTATCATTTAAAAATACATCTTTAAGTGCAGCGTTATTATATGCAGTTGTACCTTTTGTTCTACCTTCTTTTGATGCAGTAGCAAAACCTTCTATTTCTCCTTCTGATATTAGATCGAGGAAAGTCGCATATTGTCTACTATGTAGAGTATCAGGTTCTCTAGTAGGCTTTGGAGGTGGTGGACTTCCACCTTTAGAACCTCTAATAATACGTTTAATATCTGTCATGCTTGTACCTGTTCAGTATCTACAGAAGCACTAATTACAACCGATCCAGTGAATATCTCTCCGTAAACTATCGGTACTGGTGTGCCAGCCCTATTTGTTTGTTGAATACCATTAAAACTAAATGATAATCTAGGATCCTCTTCTGAATCAAAATTATCAAATTTAGGTAATGGAAATAACATTTCACTAACACCTGATAAAACTAAAGCACCTCCAACACCTGCCAATGCTTTTGAAAGCATCCCTACTTGCCCTAGTTTATGAATACCGAATACTGGCCCTTTTCCAAACAACATTCCCAAACCCGTTCCAGAGCCAGCAAACGGAATAAAAGCCAATCCAATCAAAGCAGCACCTAGTAATATTCTTCCAAAACCTCTTCCAGCACCACTAATAACAGGAGTAAAATGAATATCCTCTTTACCAATAGGATGATGAATTTCTGATTCATCTATCGCATAATTACCAACTTTTACTTGATAATATTTAGGGTTCATAAATTTATCTATTCCTTCAAAATTATTTACTAAAAAACTAACTGCATGAGCCAAAGTATCAGCCTTTACCTCAAACTCTTTATGTCCTACAAATTCTGCAAGCTCTCCATATAGTTTTATTTTACGAAGCATAACGATACCTCTTTCCAGTGCATTTTAATAACCACGGAGAATATGGTTCTCTACAAGATAGTCTATCGGTTAAATGATGTAATACCTCATCTCCAAGAAAAATAGCTACATGATTTAAAGTTGAATCTAAAATACTCATCAACAAAACATCTCCAGTTTGTAACTTTTCATCTGGTCTAAGTTCTCTAAATCCTGTTCGCCAAGCATAGCTTTCAAATAAAGGATCTTTCATAAACTCTTCTGGAGTGATTGGTCTTTCGTAATCTTTCAACTCTATACCTTTTTCTTGTTTGTAATAATCCCTTACTAAACTCCAACAATCTGTAATTCCCCACACCCATTGCCGACCCAATAAAGGTGCTTCATAACCTTGTGGTTCGTAATAACCCCATTTTTTTGTTTTAGGATTAACGATATGCCACGGAAGTTTACTTTGTTCACACGCAACCATATCTGCTTGACTCGCAACAGGCGGTGTTGTTGGATGGCTATGAACAACAGCAGTAACCTCTCCTACATTTGTAGCTTTTACATAATCTTCTGGATCAAGAATAAAACATTGATGTGCTGTCATAGATAAATTACGACAGGGATAATATCTTTCTTTTCCTCTGACATTCAGCAAAAGACCAACAGATTCTTTTGGATCTTCTGTCTCAGCATGATTAAGTGCAGCGTCTTTCCAATTCATCCTATAGCCGTACCAATAGAAGGAAACTCTGCTCTAGTACATTGTCTGCCAGCACGAATACCAGCAAGATCAAATACAGAAGCTAACTCAAATTGAACCACTTCTCTTGCTTCATTTACTGATAATAAAATAGATGTAATTGTTCCTAATGCGTTTGATACTGTAAGAGTTGGTCGAGGTAACATCCCTTTTTGAAAAGCAAAACCTTCAGCTTTTACAGGAAATCTTTGATAACTATTACCAGCCCAAACAATTTCTCCATTATCTTTTAAAGAAGAACCAGCATGAAATCTATATACAGTAGTTACACCATCTGGATTTCCTGTGGCATAATTTAAGCCTTCTTTCAAAGTAAGTACAAATAGTTCAATTATTGCTGATGGATTTATATTCTGAAGATTGCTAACAATAGCAGAACTGCTCATGGTTCAAACACCTCTCTAAATGTTACTTGGATCGTAGCTCTATTGTTATATGGTATAGATTTTGACCAAGTTTCGCAAACATATTGACCCGCACCAGATAAAG